CCCGGCAGATATTGGGCTGGCTTTCGGAAGCGGAGAATCCATCGAAGGTGATGACACGGATTTGGTTATCACAAGCGGTGCAGACATCTATCTGACGGGTGTTGGTGACATAATTATACCGGCCGCAGTTGGTGTAACGTTCGGAACGGGCGAAAAGATTGAGGGCAATAACACTGACTTGACCTTGACCTCTGGCGCTCTGATATATCTGACTGCAACAGGAGCCGGGGGCGTAGTCGTGCCAGCCAACGTGGGAATACTGTTCGGTACGGGTGACTCCATCATCGGTGACGACACGAAGATTGTTGTCACGTCCGGTGGAGCAATCGACTTGACGGCTACGGGTGCAGGTGGAGTAGTTGTCCCTGCAAACGTGGGGATCACCTATGGCACCGGCGACACCATTATCGGCGACGATACGGACATCACAATCACGTCAGGCGGGACAATAGACTTGACTGCAGGTACAGACATTGTAATCCCGATCAACGTCGGTATCCTCATGGCCGGAACTGAGAAGATTGAATCGGACGGAACGGACATCCATATTACGGTCGGGGGAACAGGCGACATCAACATTGGTGCGGTTATCGGGCTCAAGTTCGGAGATGATGGAGAAGGTATCGAAGGTGACGGAACAGACTTGCACATCACATCTTCGGCAGACCTGTACCTCACCGCCACGGACGATGTGATTATTCCGGCGAACGTCGGAGTCACATTCGGAACAGGTGAATCCATCGAAGGCGACTCGACTGACTTGACTCTGACCTCTGGTGGTCTGATTGAATTGACTGCCACAGGCGCGGGTGGAGTTGTGGTCCCGGCGACTGTGGGTATCCTGTTCGGCACAGGAGATTCAATCATCGGGGACAATACCAAAATCGTGATAACGTCTGGTGGCGCGATTGACTTGACCGCGACTGGAGCTGGTGGCGTAGTTGTTCCTGCCAATGTCGGAATACTTTTTGGAACCGGCGATTCTATAATCGGGGACAATACCGACATCACGGTAACGAGTGGTGCCGATATTACTCTAGCGGCTACGGCTGACGTGAACATCCCGAACGGAGTTGGATTGGTTCTGGCTACGGACGGATTCGACCATATCGAGTCGAACGGTACGAATGTCACCTTCACAACTGCGGGTGACTTGGTTCTTGCAGCGGCGCTCGATGTCAATATCCCTACGACAGTTGGGCTGACATTTGGTGATGACGGAGAAAAGATTGAAGGTGATACAAACGATTTGACGGTAACGTCGGGTCGGGACATTATCCTCACTCCAACTTCGTCTATCAACATGAGCGTTGCGATTGAGAAAGCTGCTGGTACGACAACGAAACTGAACGGCATGTACCAGCCGGAAATCCAGTCGGTAAGTTTCGACATCGAAGAAGTTGTGCTCGACGCCGATGACGGAACAGGGATTAAGATTGAGTCTATTGACCTGAACTTTGACGCTAAGATTCTGCGAGCGTGGGTTGATATAACGCAAGCCGGTGGTGATAGTGGCGACACGGCTGAACTGAACATCAACGATACAGACGATGTGACGAGTGCAACGACGGTGCTTGTGGCCGCTCAAGACTGCTCGGCAGCGTCTCTGTTGGCGTTTACCCCGGCAAGCAGCACGAGCGTAGTGTTAGCGACCGTATCGGCTACACAGCGTTACGTGGTTCTGATATACAAGGACGTGGCTGCCGGTGGCGCAGGCGCAAACATGCAGGGTGTTCTCTACGTAGAATACATCCGCAACTGATTTGAAATAGAAGCGGGGCCGACTGGCTTATAGCCAGCGGCCCCCACACACAGGCTAAAATCTAGGGGCTAACCCGGTGCTACACTGGGCGCACCGGCCCGGGGCTATACACCGCTCCCCCGAAACGGCGATCGGCGATTACAGGCGAAATACGGAGGCAAGGGAAGGAGAGGCCAATATGGAACGATATCGAGTAACAATCGATCCCCTAACGGCGCTGGGTGCCGGTACAGGTACGTTTATACCGACCAGGGGCGGATTCTTGCAGGCGGTTGCCTATACAAAGGATGATTATGCCAACGGTGTGACGCTCGTCGTCTCCGTCGCCGATTCGGGGCTAACGCTGCTGACAGTAGCGACGGGTCAAATGAACGCTTCGGTATTGATCGTGCCACAAGCAGCATGTCATCTGGCGACGACTGGCGAAGCGATCCATTATAACGACGCCAGCAACAAGCCCGTTGTAGATAAGATTCCCGTCGTCGCTGGCGAAGAAATCACTTTGACGATAGCTTCGGGCGGCAACGGGACAGGCGGGACGTTCGACATTGCTATCGGAGATGAAGGGAGCTGACATGGAACGGTATCGAGTAACTATTGACCCGACGACCTCGAGCAACAGCGGTGCCGGTAGCGGTACGTTTATGCCGACTCGAAGCGGGTTCTTGCAAGCGATCGCTTATACGAAAGATGATTACGATGGCAACGTCACTGTTACGGTTGTCGCCGATGACTCAGCACTGACCCTATTCGCGGCAACTGCGGGTAACATGGACGTGACAACGTTCTACTTGCCACGCGCAGTCTGCCGTCTGGCAACGACCGGCGCCGCGATCCATTACAACGATCAAGGTGATGAACCTGTTGTTGATAAGGTACCTGTCATTGCCGGTGAACAGATTACGGTGACGATAGCGGCTGGCGGAAATGCTAAGGGCGGGACGTTTGATTTCTTCGTTGGGTAAACACAACAGAAAAGGATACTGGTTATGGTGATGACAGAAGTGCGTATGCGAAAAACATGGGCCGGGCCGGACCGAGTAGTTCGGGCTGGCGCGTGTGTATCGGTGCCGATCGATGTAGCGAAGCGGCTTGTCGAAAGCCATCAGGCCGAGTTTGTACGCCAAGAACCGGCCGAGGTTGCGGTCAAAGAACCGTTGCCTGAAACGGCCGTTTCAGAGACGATTCATCCCGCTGGTAAACAGCGTGGTGGAGGCAGGGGCAAGAAAGGCCGAGCATGAAGCTGACAATTAAGACGGCGCCGAGCGTGGAGCCGGTTACAATCGCGGAGGCTAAGACACATCTGCGCATTACGGCGAGCGACGACGATACGTATATCGCCAACCTGATTACGGCTATCCGCGAGTATATCGAGCTGCGGGTACGTCGGGCATTGATTACGCAGACGTGGAACCTCTATCTCGATGGCTGGCCGGCCGGCACCTCCATCGAACTCCCGCGACCGCCTCTCCAGGCGACGGGAGTCTCCGTCACATATACGGACGTGGACGGTACTGATACGGTGTTTGCGGCTACCAACTACGATGTCGATACTGATAGCGAACCGGGCCGGATTGTATTGGGTTATGGAATCTCTTGGCCGAGCGCGACCCTGCGGCCGATGAACCCGATAGACGTCGAATTCAAGGCAGGTTTCGGTGACGCTTCGACGTCTGTACCGGAAATCTATCGGCAGGCAATGTTGATAGCGATCTCCGACCTATACGAGAACCGTGAATCGATTGTCTTGACCGGCGCAGTTCCACAATCGATCCCGACTCTTGACCGGCTGTTAGCAATCGACCGGATACCGAGGTGGTGATATGCGAGCTGGGCCGTTGCGCCATAAAGTGACTATCGAGACGCCGAGTACGGTAAGCGATCTCGGTGTCGAGGTTGAATCTAAGGCGTGGGACAAGCTGGGGTCTATTGTCATTGGGACAGATGGTAACGATTATGCGTGTATTGTATCGCATACGTCGGCGACTGCAAACAAGCCGACCACCGGCGCGGATTATGCCGATGTCTGGGAAGCAACAGGATTGACGGGTCGCGGTAGTGTGTGGGCTGCCGGAGAATCGTATTACACCGGTCGAGTATGGGCGGGAATCAAGCCCTTGAAAGGTCTTGAGTATTGGAACCAACGGCAGTCTCAGTCTGAGGTTACACACGAGATTGAGGTGCGATATCGATCGGACGTGACGGCGCAGGAACGGATAGTCTACGGCTTGCGTACCTTTGACATAGATGCTGTGATCAACGTGGATGAACGTAAAAAACGGCTGTTGCTAATGTGTGTTGAGAGGACAACATGAACGGGAATGGTGAGAACAAGGTGCAGTTTGGCATGATGATGTCTGATGTCGATTGGCTCAAGAGTGAGTTTACTGAACTCAACAAACGATTCGATACGTTGGATGGCAAGGTTGACGGGCTGTCCATTGCAACGGCCGTGAGCAAAATGAAGTTGAGCGTTATTGTCGCGGGCATTGCTACGTGTACTGCCGGTATTGTCTCCTGGCTTGTGCGGAGAGTCTCATGATTAGCGCTGATTTCGAGATGCACTGGAACGTGAACTTTGGGCGTGAGTTCAAGGGTAAAACCGGCCCAGCCTTTGCTAAGATTATTCACGACACCAAGACCGAGGCTAAGAACACCGCACCTGTGGATACCGGTGCACTGAAACGCGGTATTGACGATCAAGTTGATGGATCACGCCTTAGAGGAAAAGTATTCACGACGGACGGCAAAGGCGGGTTTGTTGAACGCGGACGAAAGCGTGGACGTCACGGGCGGATGGCAGGTCGCCGTTTTATCAGCCGGGCGGCTCGTACTGTGGGCAAACGTTCGGCGGCCATACATTTTGCGGGCATATTCAAATGATCGATCCAGTTGCTATTGTAGAGGAGTATCTGACGGCGGTCGTAGCTGCGCCAGCTACGGGTACGTTGACCGGCACGATCACGGCTACCGCAACATCGCTTGCGTTAGGTGGCGGTGAAGGTGCGTCATTTCCCTCAGCACAAGGCATACCGATTGCGATTGGCACTGAGCAGATGATCGTGACGCGCAGCACAGATGCGTTGACGGTAGCTGCCGGCATTCGTGGTCGGTTCGGTACGACGGCTGCGGCACATAGTAACGGCGTGACGGTCTCGCGGCTGAACTTCTATCTGCTGGCGGGTGGTTACGTCTACAATAAGCGGGTGCCGCAAGGGTATAAGAACGAGAACCCGGCCGTGGTGTTCTATGTGGACGTTGACGATATGCAGGTGTTTGCCAGCGACCAGGCATCGACCGTGATTATGGAGGTCGCTATCCAATGTGACTGTTATGGCGGCTCGATGAACCCGAGGGATGCTCGAATGGTAGCGCTCGAGCTACAGGCGTACATGCACAACAAAACTATGGAGGCGACGAGCGAAGGTATGATAAACCATATCGACACGCAGACGGCTATACAAGAGCTGGACAATGTGAGTCTGGTTCCCGGTCAAGCGGTGCCGTATTGCGTGAACACATACAATGCAACACTACGATCAAGCGAATAGGAGGTGAAATAGATGCCTACAGATGCCAACGTTCAATCAGGTGGCCCGATCATGTACTATCGGACACTACCCTTGGCTACCGCAGAAGACGAGATACAGACGGTAACTGTGAGCTCTGGAACAGGGAACTTCAAGCTGATATTCGATGGAGGGACGACGGACAACATCGCGCACGATGCGGCCGCTGCAACCGTTGAAAGTGCGCTGGAAGCCCTTGACAGTATCGGTTCAGGTAACGTTGCCGTGACAGGCTCCGGCGGGGGTCCATGGGCATGTACATTTGAAGTCGATTTAGCTGGCCGCGACTGCCCGATCATGACGTTTTCGAGCGGTGACGAAGTAGTGCTGAGTATTGTCGAGACGAACGCAGGAGTCAGCGACTCGATACCAGCGATTGATCAGGACGATACGATCGCTGAACTCGAATGGACACAGTATGGCTGGACGCAAGCCCCGGACTGTCACGACAGTGTGAAGGTGAAGTTTGCCGAAGAGTCCGAGGACAACCATCCCGTCCACATGCTCTGGCGTACAAGCGACACGATCATCAAGAAAGGTGTAGAAGAGGTCGCGTTTGTGTGGAAGGAAAGGGATGTGGGCGCATTCGATATCGTGTTGCCGACAAGTGTTGACAGCACGACCGCGGCAAGTGGCGACCAGACGGGATACGATAAACTCGTTGACGGCGGTGAGACCGGTACGCCGATATACTATCAGCTCGTGCTCTTGATGCGAGCGCCGTATGGTAAAACGCGGTGGTTTATCGTCCACTTCAAAAAGGTACGACCAGTCGGCGAATTCGAGGTTGACTTGGGTCACGGTGTAACGACACTTGGTACACGGTTCAAGTGTTATGCAAGCGCGGGCGAGACTGACGGTGAAGAGATATTTGCGATCTACGAAATGACGAGTGTAAAGTCATAAACTAAGGAGGTGAAAACCAATGCCAACAGATGCTAACATTCAGAGTGGCGGACCACAAGTCTATTACTACACTGAAGGGCAGGCGTTACCAGAGTTCGACGATCTTGCCCCCGGCGGCGTTATTGACTGGAGCGGATCGAGCTGGACACAGGTTCCGTATCCGCTGGAAAGTGTGAAGATCAAGTTCGCGGAAGAATCCGAAGACATCATTCCGGCTCATATGATGTGGCGGATCTTCGATGTCATCACCAAAAAGGGTGTCGATACCATCACGTTCGAATGGGGTGAACGAGACCTCGATGCGTTGAAACTCGTTCTGCCGACGTCGGTAGCGGGGAGTGGAGGTTCGGCCGGCGCCAGCCAGACCGGATATGACGCGCTTACGGATGGTGGTGAAACGGGTAGCGTGACATATTATACGCTCGCTCTTGTCTTCCGGGCTCCCGGTGCAACCGACTACTTCTACATCCTCCACTTCAAGAAGGTACGGTTTGTCGGCGACTTTGAACTCGAGCTCGGGAACACGGTTACAAAGGTACCGGTGATGATCAAGGTCTTCGCACGTACAGCCGAAACGGACGGTGAAGAGGTCTTTGCGATGTATGAACAGACAGGCGACGCTACCAGCTAAGGAGATGCTGAATGGATAAACGTACAGAAGGGGATATTCTGGCAGAGACGCCAGTGGTTGTGCGGTTAGGCGAACGCGACTTTGCGATTAAGCCGCAGAAGTATGGACGGTCAAAGGCGTTTCGGGACGGGTTTGGAAACATGCTCGATCGCGTCAAGAACCTTGACTTGGCTCTGTTGCAAACTGCGCTGCTTGACGATGACACAGTAGTCGATCTCAAAGACTTGGTGCCGACCTTCTTGCAGCTTTTGCCGCTGCTGGCACACGGTGTTGACGAAGCGATCGGGCTCATATACGTATACTCGCCAGAAATCGAAGATGGGTGGGCGTACATTGAAGAACATGCTGATGACGGGCAATGTCTTGCCGCGCTAATGGCAATATTCGGACTCGTCTACCGCCCTTTCGTCCGAGCGTTTCCGTGGGGTCTCGCAACGAAGACCGAGCCGAAGACCGAGACGGAGACCGACCAGGCCAATGGCTCCGACAATACCCCGACTCCGCCATCCTCGAACGATGTATGTGCGAATGGCGTATCTGCTGGCGAGACATCTGGCGCGACTGGACAGACGAACAGGTAAATTTGTTCTTGATCCAGGCTATCGAACGGCAGACGCGGGAAGCAGAGTATGTCGACAAGGCACAGGCGAACGTCAGCGCTGGCGGCGGTACTGTCGATCAACCCATGCACGAGGTTGGTATGATGAGTTTTATTGAAGAGGCCAAGGCGAGCGGTGTAAAGATTCGGCCATACCCGACACGACAAAAACAAACGACGGAGATAGACGATGGCAATCGGTCTCGGTGACGCCGTCCTGTTTTTTAAGGGCGACACAAGGCATCTAGACAAAACCAAAAAGACAATGTCAACCGGTATGAAGCTGGCTATGGCCGGTGTTGTCGCAGCGGTGGGCGCCGCAACTATCAAGGTGATGCGGAAGATTGTCGATTTTACAAAAGATGCCGTGAAAAGTGCGGCTACTGTCTCCGAAAAGCTGGGTAACCTTGCAACCCTTGGCGTCAAAGACATGGGTGCTATGCTCGAAGTCGCCAAACAGGTAGGCTTACAATTTGGCTTTGAGATTCCAGAAAGTTTAAATGCGTTATACCAGTTGTTATCTGCCGAAGTGCCGGAAGAACTGGCGCCAGACGTGTTGCTCAAGTCAGCGATGGCGGCGCGTGCGGGAGTCGGGTCTCTAAACGCGGCTGTACAAATGGGTATCGCTTTCACTAAGACGTTCGGCGGTAGTTGGGAAGACATCGAATCCGTATTTGACAAAGTCCAGCTCACAATCAAAACCGGCGTGACAAACATGGAGGAACTTGGCGGGACGGCGGCCCGTGTGATTCCGTTATGGCAGGCACTTGGCGGTACTGGCGAAGAGTTCTTGGCGATTATGGCTGTTGTTACAGGCAAAACAGTCAAAACGTCGGAAGCAATCTCGGGACTTAAACAGGTTACTGAAGCGTTACGTAAACCGCAAGCGGCTGCTATACAGATGGCCGAGACGCTGGGGTTCGAGTTTGACGCAGAGGCGTTTGCGGCGGATGGCTTGGCGGGGCTACTGGGTAACGTTGTCACAAAATTGGCGGAGCATAACGAGAAGGCTAAAGAGACCGTTGGCGTGAACGATAAGATGGTTGCGGCGACAGAGAGAAGTATCACGGCTCTTGATGGTGAAAACACGAAGCTCCGAAATCTCGTGGGCAATCAACGGGCAAACGTTGAGCTTCGAAGACAGGCCGGGTTAAAGTTAGAACACAATATCGGATTACAGGAGGAAATGCGCGACTGGCTTGACAAGGTTACCGACTCGGAAGGTAAGGCTTATGGTGCAGGGCTGAACCTGAATGAAGTGCTCGCGGCACTGTTCGGCTCTGGCGAAGCTGCGAATGTTGTCTATGCATTGATGAGCGACGAATTAGTCGGCGTCAAGACTCAGATTGTGGCGAACACGCACGCTCAGGGTACACTGCAACAAGCGTTTGACGATTTCGTGGAAGCTAACCCTGCATTTGCGTTTGAAAAGCTCAAACAGGCCATTGCGCTAGTCGCAGTTGAACTAGGTATGGCGCTGATTCCGGCGCTAGCAGAGAGTGCTGAAAGAGCAGTTCAATGGGTCAATGACAACCGGGAACTTATTGCAAGTATAGTTGATACGGCTGGTGCTATAGCAAACATATTGCTTCCCATGTTGAACGGGCTGCTGGGGGCGGTACTTAATATCATCGGCGCGGTTGACTGGCTAATACGGATGTGGAGGTTGTTCATATCGCTTGCGCCTAGTTTCGCAAAGATGATGGGATTTGGGACAATGCCTCCGGGGTTTGCGGAAGCCTTAGCGGTTGGGTATGGCGGAGTCCCGGGCATGATTGCCACAAGCGGCTTCCAGCATGGCGGTTTAACCCGTGGTGGATTGACGCTTGTCGGCGAGACTGGACCGGAATTTGTGCGGATGCCAGTCGGTTCACGAGTTTATTCCGCAGCCGACAGCAGACAGATGGCGGGTACAGGTGGTATGACCGTGAACGGACCTCTTGTAGCCATTGAGTCGCTGGCCGTTCGTGCAGATTCGGATGTTGACCGGATAGCGAGTCTGCTTGAAACTAAACTTCGAGGCGTGCTTGCAGGCCAAGGTGCATAAAACATGGCTAATTCATTTGAATTTAACAGTGTGGATCTCGGCGATTCAGATCATAATCTGACGCTCGTAAAACCGTCAGAGACAACCCTGTTCCCGCCGATAAAACTCGATAAACAGCCGCGAGGCGGCGGACATGGCTCTGTTGTCCAGGATGCTCTATACGGTGAGCGGCTGATTAGGCTGACGTGTAAAGTTGCCGGCTCGAGCGCGGCTAATTTCCGAACGCTTCTGGACAACATTGCTTCGGCCCTCGATCCCAGTAACGGTGAAAAGCTGTTAATTTTGGATCACGAGACAGGACTGAGCTCGGCGTTGAACCGTGGCTATTATGCTA